TCCAGCCATCTGATACGCGCCACCTTCTTATACCTATTCTTTGGTATGTACGGCACACCGCGTATCATCCTTCCCCGCTCTCTGTCAGCCGCCCAATTAAGGGCAGCAATCAGCACCGCCAGTTCGCGCGCCATTGTCACTTCAGACACGCTTGCCAGCCGTTCTTGCTTCCACTCATACACAGCATCTTCAAAGCTTTCGTGATTAAGCGGGTCGCAATCGTGAAGCGGCTCAAGTTGGTTAAGTATGGAGTTGTGCCGCGACATTGAGACTGCACGTGGCTTGTAATCACGCAACGTAAATTGGTGCAAGATTTCACCTACGTTCACATAATCGTGAGTTTGTTGAAGCCGCTTGAACGTTTCTAAGAACGTTTCTGCAAGCGTCTCATCTGACGTGCCAGTAGACGCATACTGTGGCTCTCCGTTCTCTCGCCAGTATATGTGCCAGTGCTTCCGGCCACCGCGCTTTTTAAGTTGGTAGTTATGCATGTCGTGTCTCCTTCGACAGTTGCTAATGCGTGGGCTGGTATTCTTATTTTTTTACCCACTTTGATGTGAGGCAGATCACCCGCCTCTGTCATACGCACCACAGTGCGTGACGACACTTTCCAGCGTTCAGCCAGTTCCTGTGGTGTGTAAAAGTCAGTCATTGTATTGATCACCCGTTGTCATTTTCTGAATGCAAACCCAGCATTGGGTGTTTAAAAATATGACGGCGGTGATAGTCCATGAATTCATCACGCGCTCTGGCAGCCTGCAAAGCAGCTTTGCGTACCTCACGATGCTTACGCTCTTGAAAGCTGTACTTCGGGTATTTGACTTTGGGCGGCACAAAGATTGGTTCAATCTTGCATTTGCTGCCGCCGTTCTGCCACGAGCGGATCCATTCTTGGCCAAAAGCAATTACAAGTTGCTCTGTAAACATTGGCCCAAGCACCTGACTAATTTGCGACGAAATCATCAGGCTCCCGCCTTCATCAAAAGAGATGAAGCCCTTGTCAAACAATTGGTCATGGTCGCCCCGTAACAGCAAGCCGTTGCAAGGGTGCAATGCTTCTTCCTCACTGACGCAATGCCTCAACGGCTTTATGTGACTCGCAACCAAGTTGATGCGTGATCCTGTGATTTGACAAACACGCTGCTTTTTCTTCAGTTGCGCTCGAAAGGTGGACCGCAGTTTTTTGACAGCGCTATCCGTAAGGGAGTTTGAGTAAGCGGTGACAAACCCATTATCTGGGTTGTCCGCGCCCCACCTTTTCAATTCAGACAGGAGTGAATTACCGGCATCAAGTCTCTGCATCACGCCACCCGCCAGATGCGTGTTCCCTTTTCAACTTGACGCCTCGTGATCTTAAACTTGCACCGCTTCGCGTGGTAAGCTACGCGCGCAATTTGATTGGCGTCTAATGCAAGGACGCTATCGCCCACTTTCATTCTAGCGATCAGATTCACTTCGGTTGCACCACCCGACTTTTTCGGCGGGATTGGAATGTTTTTGTCTATGACCATTATCTGTCTCCTTTACTGTTGCTGATGGTCAACCCACACGCTTTGCAGCGAGTACCGTCAAACGCTATTGCGCAGTGTGGGCAAAGTCCTGACGCCAAGCGTCTGGCGATAGTGCCGTCACCGGGTACGACTATCTGTACCGACGTTCTCCGAATACTGCGTCGTAGATGGTTCGGACGACAGGCAGCACTGCGTCTTTCGACTGCTGGTTGCACAGCCCTATGCGCCACGTCGCGTCGTCGTAGTTGCTCATATGCACGTCCGTTTCGTTTCCGTTGACGGATATGACGGCGCGGATTTCTACCAAGCCGTGATTGATGAGCGCTTTTTGTTCTTCTAAAGCTTGTTCCATGCGTCCCCGTCCTTGAAATACTGGTAGTGGCATTCTGGCCCGCAGAAGTATTCACCCGCTCCATTTGCCACTCCCTGCCATCTCCAATTGAATGTCTCGCCGCATTGCGTGCATTTATCTGTCTTGTTCGCTGCGACTGGTTTCTTTGCCTTGGCGTTCCGCTTCTTCCGCATACTTGAGTAACTCAATCGCCTTGCTGCGCATCATCTGCGGCGTCATAGGCAATCGGGCCTGGGTCTGACCAATCACCAGCGTCAGCCCCTTTGGAGTAACCACTGCTAGTAGCGGATGATGCATTGGTAAGCCCTTGCAATAGATCAATGCCCTTTTGGGTCAGGCGTGGTGACATGCAGTCACTGTCTGTTGCCACCAGCCCTTGTTCCCAAAATTCCTGCCAGCGTTGAGGCGTGATATACGCCGACCCACTGGCCCGGAACAGATCACCGACAAAAGGATCAGAATGGTATAGAGTCGCCATCATCCTTCTTTTCTGCTGGCGCTTCTTTCAGCTTTCCAGCAATCCACCCGTCGTTCTTCTGGTACAGGTTGGCGTAGTAGGTTTTGCCACCCACAACGAGCCTGCCTGACCAGTCTGCGTGCCAGTCTTCAGTTTTCCTTCCGTCACCAGAGCCGGGGCGCTTGTCGTTGATGGACATTGTAAGTTCGTCTTGCCCAAACTTTGGGCGTTGCTGTTCATCAGCCATTGATCAATTCTCGCTTTCTTTTTCCAAATAATGAGACGGCATGTTCGCTTTGCTTCATGCCGCCGCGCTTTTTGAAGGCATCTTCAAGCACCTTCAAATCTGCTTTCCCCAACATCTCCTGCAGACGTTCATCGGGCGCTGCCACGATCATCTGCAAAAGAGGGCTGACGACAGGCTTCAACCCATCGCCAGCCAAGTGGCCCGCATCACCGGACAGGGAGACTTGTTCGGTTGTTTCTTGAGCGGGCTGGGAGGAACCTGTTTTTGGTGCGTCATCAATCAGGCCGTTTGACTCGCCATCATCGTCAGAATCCTCGACACCTTTTTCGGTGCCAAACATGCTGGCGAGGGCGTACCTCTTGGCATATGTGATAGCGCCACCAATCTTTTGGCTGTTTGTTTTATCGTCCACATAGATGGGATAGCGACTAGCGCGCGCTTCACCGCTGACGTGCATCAGCACAGTGCGCACGAACATCGTGTCATCTTCAAAGTCCACTTCCTGCGTGAACGTCAGGCCAAATGCGTTAGCCTGCTTGACGTTGTTTATGACTGCACCGATAGACGCGTACTGACTGCGGTTGCCTTTTTTGTCGGCTTCAAACCCGCCGGTCTGCCGCTGGTACTCACACAACGCCTTCGCTAATTCACTCATCTATCTCAATCCTTTTGGAGTTGTTCTTATTCACACGCACGCAGATGCCGTTGCCGGTTGCCTCTGACGCATCGCGTGGCACCAGCTTTTTGATTGCTGCTTCTGCATCTTTGAATGATTGTGCCGCGCCATATGTCTGCACCCATGTCTCTGCATGGCGTTTCCAATCCAGCGCTTTCTTGTGTTCCGTCATGTCATACGGCACGCGTTCTTCCGGCGGCACTGGTATGTCTAACGGGATTGGAATATATGGCGGCTCACCTGTCTCGACGGCGTGCATAAACTCTGTCGCAATGTCGATCAGGTAATCGGTGTAATGCTGATCTAGCTTGATGACATGCGTTGTCGGCTCGTCACCGCCGCGAATGATATTAAGGATGCCAAACTTGGTTTTCCTGCCGGTGTGTTCTTCCAACAGGCGGCCATTCCAATGAAGCTGCGGGCTGTAGGTTTTGACAAGGCGAGGGACGACATCGGCCCATGCCTCGCCTTTCTTGGGCCTGCCCATAGTGAATTTGGCGTCAAAGACAGCCTGCGCGCCTTCCCAGTCATCAAGGCTGGCGTCCAGTGTGCAGCGCATGAAAGGTAGCTTTTTTGATTGGATGACTAGCTGTTGGTTCTTGAGCGTCTTTTGATGCTTATACTCAAACCAAGCGAGGTTTAGATCCTCTGTCGTCCAGCCCATTAAAACAGGCCACACCGTCGATAAATCTTCTGGCTCTGTCAGCCCGCACTTTTCTTCATAAAGTCGTGTGATGCGTTCTTCATCAGCACTGGCAAGGATATTGATATCGCTGCCGCCCACAGTGAAACGCCGCTTTTCTAATGCAGCAGGGGGCAATTTAAATTGTTCAAATAGATGAGGGGCGCGCCGGTCTGACGCGTCCCCCTGCTTTGATGGTGATACTTCCGTTTGCATTGGGTAACTCTAGGTTAGCTACCCTAATAAGTAAAGGGGTAATTCACCCAGAGTTAGAGAAACTTCACCCCGCTTACACGTTCCAGTGTCACGTTTTCTTCGTCTTGTATCGATATTTCGTCAGGGGGATTGGTACGAGCGAGGCACATAGAGCCTTCTTTATGTCCGCAATACTGCATGATTTCTCGCGTTTCATCATCGCCAAATTGCACGACAACAAGGTCATCTTGTCTGACCGGCTGGTGCGGCTCTACGTAAAGCAGATCGCCAGGTTTGACACGTGGACGCATTGAATCCCCCGGTACATAGACGCCGTAAGCATCTTTATTGCTTGCCAAGCTTGATGGTTTATCGACCATTTCCACAGGCTCCTTCTCAAATTTTACCTTGCAGAAAGCGCTGACGATTGGTTTGCCATATACC